ACACGGTCACGGTGTCAAGACCGCCGAGCGCAAAGTTGTAGTCGTAGTTGACAACAAATCCCGAGTACAGCAACTCGGCAACATCGGTAGAGCTGTATCGAATTAACTTGACCTGGCGCATTGGTGCAAGACCAGGCTTAGATTCTGCTGTGTCGTAATACGGGCTGTTCTCGTCAAACGGGTTAAAAATGCCGTCCACGTCTTGAATGGTGAATGTCATCGTGCCGGCGCTAAACGTGTCGCCAATATCGCGTCTGCCGCGCTTGACGGTGATTGTTGTTGTTGAATCCATGACGCTTGCAAACTCGGTATTGCCGTCTAGCACATAAGTTGTGTTATCTAGAACGCCTTTGGTTGTGTCGTCAAGAGTAAACGCGTTGACGTTAAATCCTGTAGCGATCTGCAGGTCATAGTTACCTGAATCAACAACAGCGACGCCTGGCATTAGGCAATGTTCAGAGCCAACGGCCCTGCACTCCGTGAATAGGCGCGCAATGCGTTGACCACGGCTTGACCGATCTCGGCGCTAGTCGAGAGTCCGCCTGTGACGTTGACGGTCACTCCCCCGCCAGTATTCATGCGGTCTAACGGGATTACAGCTTCTGGGCCTGCTTCACCTATCAGCGCAAGAGTTGGGCCTGTCACAATGCCACCTTCGGCCAGCCGAGGAATGCTCATTTGTCCAGGTGCAGGTTTATTAGATGGTTTGCCAAGTTGTGGCACAGGCACGGTTGGAGCTTTTGGCAAATCAGGCAACAACGGGATTGAGTTATATGCGCTAATAATTGCGTTAACTGCGCCGATTGCAGCGTTAACCATGCCGGCAAAGAACCCGATGACCGTGTTGACAATCAGGTTGATGCCGTCACGGAACCACTCAAACTTGTTGTAAGCAGCGACTAGAGCAACGACGAGCAAAGCAACGCCTGCAGCGATCAGGCTGAATGGGTTGAGTGCCATAGCAATATTCGTGACAACAATGGCTGCAGCGACCGCTCCGATTGCGGCAGCGATTGCTAAGAATGCTTTAGGGTTGTCTTGAGCCCATGCAGCAAACTTGTTAAGCACGGGTAACACGGCTTCAAGCACAGGCAAAAGCGCTGCACCAATTGACTCTTTAGTTTCGCCAATTGAGTTCTTAAAAATTTTCATTTTGCCTGCAGCGGTTTCAGCACTCTTGGCAGTTGCGCCGCCAAACGTCCCACCAAGCACGTCCATAACTTCGTTAAGGCTTGCGCCCTCTTTAATCATTGTCGACATCTCTGGGCTCAATGATCGAAGCGCCTTAAAGTTGCCCTGGTAAGCCTTGGCAAGCGCGTCAGCAACGCTGGCAGAATCCATGCCGGTGGCCGTGCTGATGTCCATGACAAGGTTCATGTCGTTCATGGCAATGCCAACATCTTTTGTACCGCGCACAAGCGCTTCTAATGCTTTGCGGTATTCAGTATCGGCAACGCCAGACGCTCGACTCATTGCGCTGATCTGCTTTTCAACCTGCGCGGTTTGTGCGGCGCCAGCGCCAGTCACATTTTGCAAAGTAAGCGCTAACGCGGCCTGCTCCTGCTGGTCTTCCATTGCCGCCTTAGTTGCGTCACCAAGGGCAACAGCCAAACCGCCAAGCGCCGCAGCTGCAGGAATCGCCGCCTTCTTAATCGCAAACTGTGCCTTTTCGCCAACAGTCTCAAGTTGCTGGAATTGCTTGACAGCCTTCTTTACCCCTGTGCCGTCAAACTCGCTGATGATCGGGATATTGATTGCCATTACGCGGTCTCTCTATTCGCTTCGCTCATGACGCGCTTCACCAACTGCTCCATCTCGGACATGACATCGTTTTCGCGTTGCTCGTACGCCTTCCACATTACTCGCGAACGATCACCGTACCGTTCACTTAACGCTCGGCCTAACGCGCCAGCCATAGACATGTCAAACATGGTGCCAGTAGCGCCTTGCCATTGAATGGCAAACGTGCCCACATTTGACTTGTTTCCGCCGTATTCCTTTATGTTTCGCGTGTTGATTTTGGCAGCGATCTTTTGTTTTATGCCTGGTATCCACGGCAACATCTTGAACCCTGATCGAGTGCTCCAATTGCGCGCCATACCAGATAGCGGAACATTCGAGGGCACAAGTTTGTTTGCATCGTCAATGACAGGCTGGACAATCTTTTTGTAATCCTTGGTGATTTCACGGCGCAAAGATTTGTCAATTTTGTTGAGGGTCTTTAAGGCTTCTTTAAGCCCGACCACCTCAATCTTTGTTGACACTTGGTTCACGTCATCTCCGTTTTTTGTTTGCCTCGTTAAGCACTTTAATGACCGTTGTCAAGTCCCGTGAGTCAAACGCAATGTCGCTAGGCCACCAACCGACCGCGACCAAAACTTCTGCTAGTTGGCGGCGGTAGGTGCCGCGTCCGTAGGGTTTGGGTCTGTCTCGTCCAGTACCGGCAGAATGTCGATGTCAGGGTTTTTGCTTAGCCATTCGCGCCAGTTGTCACCAACTTGCTCGCCTTTTATTTTGAGAATTGTGTGCATCCAGCAGGCGTAATCCGAGTACAACGGGTTTGCGGAGAGTTGTTGAATGTTGCGACGTTCAAGCCGTTCCCATTCCGTGACCACAAATAGGTTTGTGTAGTAATACTCTGGTGCGCTGTCGGGGGTGCGCTTTAACTGCAACTTGATTTTCATTGTTCTCCTATGTCGGCTTGGAGCCGTTAATTATGCGGTTGTGTCAACCGAGTACGTGCCCCCTTGGAGCTCGATCTCGTAAACACTAAGCTCACCCAAGGACGCGTTGATCACAGGCAGGCTAGAAAAATAGGTATCCGTCAAAATAAACCCTGGATTAGTTGCCGAATCAGCAGCGCTACTTGGATTTACTTTGACGGTGCACTTAGTGCCAAGCAACGGTGCAAGAACCGCGTACGACTCTGACGCTGCATACGATGCGTACACAGTCAAGGTCAATGAGTTGCTGAACAAGCCTGCAGTCATGGTGCGTGAAGTCTGACCAAATGCGGTGTCTTCAAGAGCTTCTGCAGTCACAGTCAACGTCGCTGCGCTGACCTGATCGGTGATGTCAACAATGGTGCCGATTGCGGTTCCAATCTTGACTGTTGGGTTCGAGAGGTAAGTTGATGCTGGCATATTTGCTCCTTAAGTTCTGATCTGATAGTAGATGATTTGTATTCGGTAGTAGTGGATTATGCGGTCTGGGCTTGGATAGCGCAATCAAGGTCATAGCACGGGTACAACGCGCCACCGATCTCAAGGCTTGACGGACGGCCAGCCATCACGATGATTGACGAATTAAGCACACTTGCAACAATGCTCAAGATTGAGCGGAGTACCGGCAGACCTGCAGGCCCAGAGCCAATGACTTTGATTGGAAACTCGAGGCGCACAATGTTGCCGTTGCCAGCAAACGTGGTGAAGTTTGGTGCGTCAAGGTACACGCAATTTGGTGCAAGTTTGGTTGGGTCGTTTACAACACGCAGTCCAGAGACCGCGGTCAGCGTTGCGGTCACATCATCAATTGCTTCGTTAAATAGGTCGGTGTAGGACATTAGGCAACCGCTGGACGTGGGATGCCAAGCAACTGCTTGACGATCGGGGTCAGGCTTTGCTGTGGTGCCGATCCCATGCCGTCAAACGTGGCGTAGGTTGCCTCTATTGACCCTCTAGAGCGCCACAGAGCGGCGCAATACATCAAAGTGCCCAAAGTTGCGTCACCGCCTGGCGAGGTCGTTAAAGAGTCGATGTACGAGGATTCCTGACGCCTGCGATAACAGAACTGATTACCAGCCGACACGGATTGCGTGAGCAACGTGTAGTCATCTGATGGGTTTGTGATCGTGATGCCAAGATAAGACATGACCTGCGCGGCAGTCACCCAAGTGCAAACAGGGTCGTTAGCAACAGTCCCAGACGCTGCGACACGCTCAACATCGCTTGCGGTCTTGGCGTAGAGCACCTGATCAGCGATCGGCACCTGATAGTCGTACAGCAAGTCGCCCTGCGTATCAATACCAAGAAACAAATACTGTGGCAATGCGCGCACCGAGTAAGTGCCGTTGAATGTTGCGTCAACTCCAGCAACCGTGATTGAACTGCCGACTGCAATCTCGCTGGGGGTCAGGAGTTGCAGTACGGCAAAGTTGTCAATCAGGTACTTGTTAGTAACTGTGTATGTAGCCATGAGCGGTTGCTCCGCTCTCGACTAGGCCTGGGTGATCTTGCGAATCATTCCGCCGATTGCTGCAAAGGTTGACACGTAGCCATGGAATGACATGTTGCGTCCCAAGACTGCTGGCTGTTCAACGCTCATAAGGCCACGGATTGATTCGTAGAACTCGTAAGCATCGCCTGCACCTTGACCAACACGGGTGATGATCATGGTCTTGGCAGCGAAGTTGCTGTCAACTACCAACTGCAAGCCGAGTGGGTTGCCGTTCCATGAAGATGCCTGACCGCCACCAAGTGCGTTCTGACCGGTGAGGCCAGCGCCGATGAATGGGAATACTGGACGGCCAGTTGTGTCGGCAAGTTGTCCAAGTTGACCCCATACGTCTGGGCTTACGAACATGTGGGTAGGTGTCCAGTTTCGGTTTGATGAAATGTCAACTGC